TTATCCAGTAGACGGACACCTTTACAACCTTAGAATTCTTCAGGGAATGAAAACCTACGGCGGTTCGGGTACAGGAACAAATGGCCGATTATACTTTACACCCTCAACCGATGCTTTTGCGGGAACTGTTAATACAGACAGTGAAAATAAAATGGTAGTTTCCGAAAACCCGATCCAAAAAACATATACACTTAGAGCGCAATCAAGTGCTCTAGACGGGCGGTCAACGATTACAAGGGACAGTCTTGCCCAGCTTGTTAATGTAGAAAAGAATACAAACTACAAACTAAGGTGTAAGGCTGCCCAACCAAAGGGGCAAGATCGCTATTTTAAGCTGACAGTTTGGGATGATAAAAGCCCGACCAAAATGGGCCGTGTTGCACAAAATAAATCTTCGTTTTTTCCAGCCAATGATGGAGAGACAATGTCTGGTTTTGACAGTGGAAATGAGGCTTATCCAAAAATTGAATTAGAATTTAACAGCGGCGGGCGCGAGAAACTAGCAGTCGGCGCACAAATAATGGGGGGATACAAAGATACGGTAATGTATTTTGATGATTTTGAGCTTCTAAATGAAGCTGGTTTTCCGGTTTCTAAAGTTAGGCAAATAGGCGAAAAACTTAGGGGCCCCACCGTTGATCAGAACGGAAACCCAACAGGGGATAATTATGCTGATGACATGTTCGCCAAAAAATATAGACTTCTTAATAATTATTGTATAGGAGCCGATGTAAACATTAAAATTGACAGACTATACTATCAAAACAAAAGCAATGGCAATACAGAAGACTGGGATATCTCTAATTTAATTATTAAATTCAGACCACTTTTTAACAGTTCCTCTGCTTCTTATACCGATGCTGTTGATGAAAAAATTGAAGGCATGACTCAAAGTGGTTTCGTAAAAACCTATACATTAAATTTTTCCGACATTATAAAAAACATGTCAGAGTCTCTTCGTCAACAGTTATTCGGTTGGGAAATTAAGATTTATAGAACCGCTGCAGAATCCACAATAACAAACGCAGTTAGACAAACTTCTGTTGATTCAATAGTAGAATACTATGATTCAAATATGACCTATCCTTTTTCTGCTATTTCTATAAACTCTTTTAACGCAGAATATTTTTCAAATGTTCCATCGCGAAGCTTTGATGTTAGAATGTTAAAAGTTCTTGTTCCCAGCAATTACTCACCAATCGCAAAAACATATGACGAATCATCACCTTGGGATGGAACGTTTGCGGCAGAAAAAATATGGACAGACAATCCAGCTTGGTGTTTCTACGACCTTATCACTAATCCAAGATATGGATTAGGTGAACACATACCAATCGAGGGCTTTGATAAATGGACTCTCTATAAAATTGCAAAGTATTGTGATACAATTGTTCCTGATGGTGCAGGGGGCATGGAACCTAGATTTACTTTAAACACGGTTATAGCAAGTAGAGAAGATGCTTATAAAGTTATCAATGATATGGCAAGCGTATTTAGAGGTATACTATATTATGCCGCTGGACAAGTTTATGCAATTCAAGATTCAGAAAAGCTGCCCATTTACACGTTCACAAACGCCAACGTGCAAGATGGTAACTTTACTTATAGCAACACACATAGAAAAGATAGACATAATGTATGTATCGTAAGATATAATGACAAAAACAACTTTTATAAACCCGCAATTGAGTACGTAGAAGACATAGACGGCATACGAACAAACGGCATAAGAGAACAAGAACTAACAGCTTTTGGATGCACCTCTCGTGGACAAGCTATTCGATTAGGTAAGTGGCTAGTTTATACCGAAAATCTTGAAATAGAAACTATTAGTTTCTCTGCTGGTATAGAAGCTTCTATATTAAAGCCGGGGGATAATGTTAGCGTTAGCGATGCAAACCGATTAAGCTGTCGAAGGGGTGGCAGAACAACATCCGTGGACACAGCATCAAATACATATCCGACTATTACATTAGATGCTGAAATTGATTCAAATTACATTGATAGTAATAAAGTTTATAATTTTTCAATATTAACGCCAAGCTTTACACTTGACCCATACAACGTTACGGGTATGGCTGGAAATAGAATTGACTCTATAAGAAGAACACAAGTTCAAAACCTTTTATTTAGTGGGCAGCAAATGACCACTGTGGTTGGTGACGACAACATTAAAAGAAGCAAAATTACTTTTGACGAAGGAATTGCTTGGGAAGGTGGAGATTTTGGAGTTGGGGGAACATTTGATGGTAGTGTTAAAAATCTAGATACTTCTAATTTTCACATTAATCAAAATGCAGTATTCAGTATTTACCCCACTGGCGAAGAGTTTACTTATGGTTCTACACTAGCAGACTCTACGGAAATTGAGAAGGTTTACCGGATAGTAAATATAGTCGAAGATGAAAAAAATCTTTTTAAAGTACAAGCGGTTCAAAACACCAAAGAAAAATACAGTAAAATTGAAGACGACTTAAAATTTGAAGAAGCGGGTCTTTATAACTCGCCAACGCTTAAAGTACCAGCTTCTCCTTCAAGTCTGGTTTTGAATCTACAGACTGAAACAGCAAATACTGTTGACATTAAATATGACATTAATTCACCGGGGGATAGGGCTGGTTTAGATACTTATCATGTTTTTATGTCAGAAGATGATAAGTTTCCAATTATAGATTTTACCGGAAACTACCCTTATCTATTTAACGAGTTCAGTGGTTATCATTTCAGTGGCTATGAATACATGCTAGAAACACCAGTTAATGAAGTGGCAACTAGCGGTAAAGACATGGTTCCCGATGACAATAAGAGAATCGCAGTTATATCAGCTAAAGAGACTGTTTCACAAAAATTTAGACCCCGTACGTCCGGTGAATATGCATTTAGAGTATTTTCTGCTAATGCAATGACCGAGTATTCTACCACCTGTAAAATGGCTAGTATCTATGTTCCATATTGTGATCCAATCAAAGATTACCAAGTTGAAAATTTAAGACTGACAACTGATGATACACTATTTAATTTAGCTGGAACACCTGACAATTTTAAAACCGAATATACTGGTGGAAGCCCAGAAATTACATGGACTTCTACCCTTGCTGGTTCTGGGGTAGTAACAAGTGATATAAAATACAGAATGACTGTCAGAGAACAAGCTTCTCCCGAGTCAAAAAGTCCAAGTACCAGCGTTTTATTTGAAGTAACGGGCTTGTCTCCAGTTACAACTTCTGAAAGTGGATTTGCTTACACTTATAACCTGTATGACAACTTGCAAAACACCACTGGTATTAGAGATTATGACATTGTTATAGAAGCTCATGATGTAGAAGGAAATAGTTCCGCTGGAGGAAGATTCGGTAAAGAGCTTGACCCAGAAAGACCAATTGTTCAAAATCCTGAAGGTTTTATGGTTGAAAACTTTATACCTATAGATTCAACATTTACTAATACTACCGGATATGATATCGTCAGAATGAACAACAGCAAAATAGATGATCCATATTTATCCACAAGCTCCAGTGACTGTGAAAAGTCATATAATATTTGCACAACGCAAATAATTACCCTTGATAATAAACTTAAACTCACATTTAATAAAAACACACATCAACAATTTAATAGAGATGTAAAGGGTGGGTTTATGTATATGAGCCCTAGTGAATTTAACATTACAGGCGTTCAAAGCAAAGCTCTTAAAGACTTACCTGCTGAAATGGAACGCGTTAGATTTGATTATAACGACACAATAGAAGTTATTCCTACGGGCGATATGCTTTTGGATGGTTCGGTGTTTGCAGCTTATAGTCTGTATGATACTTTTGACGCAGAAAAAGAAGCACTGTATCTTTCTGACACCGCAACCAATGCAGTAAAGAATTTAGACTATGAATTAGCTTCTGAATTAGCCGTTAGTATCCCCCGCGAAGTCAAGCTGGATGACATGAACACCGTCAAAAAATTAGTCAAGGGTGGTACACAGGAGATTAGTTTTGAGCTACCTGAAAAAAGACAGTGGTTATTTATAAAATTAGAAGGTTCACTTCAAGGCCAGCGAGTTACCTATGCTAATACCGTAAATCAAGTTGCTGAGAAATGGCAAGAAAAGAGTGAGCTTGAAAATTGGGAAATATATGTAAACGATGTTAAGGTTGACAGTGCTGAAAATTGGGCTTCAAATCCCACCCCAAGCAAGCGTGTTACATTCTGCGAAAACTCAAAATGGAATGGTTCTACAGATCAACTTCCAACATACAATATTCAGTCAAAGGGTGTTCCGCTAGACGAATTCAATACAGCCCAGACGCTTACTATTAAGCTGGTGTTCAAGGGAACTAATATTGAATTTGTTAACTTCAGTGCTGAAGTTGATTACGGAAGAAAGGCTTAAGTTCAGGTTCTCTTCTCGCTGTAAAGCAATCCGCCCGGACGCTTCTGCTCGACGATCTCGCGAACCACAGCGTCTTTGATTGCACCGCTGAACTTTTTGTTTCTTTCTTCTTCGCTGAGTGCGCCCTGCGTATTTTGGTTGCCGCCATCTTGTTCGTTTGTGGTGTCGCTGCTTACATTTCCATCCTTCTCGACTGTTACGTTGATTGTGATGTTGTTGTTTACGTTGGACGGTGCGCCACCACCATTGGTCATTTTGGTTGGGGCATTGTTTTCGCCAACCAAACCACCAGAATTGAATCCGGGCAATTTGCCAGCGTTTAGCTTGTTAAAGAAGTCGAGGCCGTACTTGCCTACAGACTGTCTGTTAACCACATACTCGCCGCCAGTGAGAAGCGCAGGAATATTATCGCGGCCACCCATCATTGGTCCGCCTTTGGAGTATTCATACCAGTTCGGTATTCCCTGCTGTCGGTTGCCTAACGCTCTATTCGTTTGCCTTTGGGTCATCCCTCTATTCATTTGCATGAATTGTTTATTGTTCATTGAATTATGCCCAACAGCGTTAGTACCACCACCAAATGATCCAATCCCACCTTGTCGAACTGGTCTATGGAATGATTGGAATTGCTTGCCCTGATAATTCAATTGTGCTGGATTTGCAGTTACCATATTACTTGTACTAACTCCCGGATTTTTCATCATAGCGATTTCCGGTGACTTGTAATGTGTTATGGTTCCGTCTAGACCCTTAACCGCTGTTGTACCTGCTGGTGCCGTACTGTCAGCATCAAAACCAACACCCCCCGGTGATGCGCCTTCGGGGCTGCCGGAAACTGCGTTGTTTATTCCAGCGGTAACAGCCGCCATAGCAATTTGCATAATTGCACCCTGAATGAGCTTCCTTCTTTGCTTCTTGTAATTTAGCATCGCTTGACGCTTTTGCTCTTCATACTGCGCCTTTTCTTTGAGGTAACTATCAAGAGTTTTTTCCCTGTCAAACTTGAGTTGATTCATTGGGTTGTTCGTGTCGGTTTGAGCAAACGCCGACATTCCTGCACCAACATTCATTGTGCCAGAGGTGGGTGTCTTGGAATTATCATAATCAAACTGATTAGTCAAATTAAAGCTGGCTGATCCACCATCAGCATACTTTCTGATTTTGCCCCTGTTAAGCTGCTCAATAAATCCTCTGCCGTATTTACTTACGGCTCCTTTGCGGACAACATATTCACCGCGAGTTAAAACTGCAGGAACATCGTCTCTTACACCGCTTCCGCCACGAACTATGCCACCGCCATTGTAGCCCTTCACTTCGCCGCCTTTATTACCCGTAAAAGTGCGTGGCATAATTGCAGCAAATACAGTGTCTACAAGCGTTCCGACTGTTCTGTCAAGCATCTTGTCGGCAATCGCCGCAAACACTTTTTGCATAGCTTCTCTCATTGACGACGCACCCGTTATAACGTCTTTCATTGCGCCCTTGATGCCTTCGCGGAAGGTCATGAAGACATCCTTGGTTCCCGCAACAAGCTGCTTGAATCCGTAGTTTTTGTCTATTGCAAACAAAGCACCAAGTTCCATTTTCCAAATTTTTGTTTTGTCAGCACCCTCTAGAGTACCCTGCGTCAAAGACTCGGTTAAAGCACTAATTTGTTGTCTGTATTCATCTGCTGTAATAGAACCGTTTTTTAGGCTGGTTGCTAAG